GCATGGTTTGAGGATGCTAGGACTGTCTTCTGGCCCTTGGCCTTTGGCTAGTGCTGATTCCACCAATGTGGCGTTACATCACGCCGAAAAGCAGGTTTGTGCGGGTTGCATGGCAAAACGCATAGATTCAACTAACCCCCCCCCACTTTGGGAAACAAAACCATTACAGGAGATTTTGATTTGATTTATCCAGCGATTTACATTTCCGCCCTTGTTGTTGCTAACTTATTGGTGGCATGGCTTGGCCCTTGGTTTAGCCCAATAAATGCTTTTGTGCTGTTAGGACTGGATTTGTCATTGCGGGACAAACTGCATGAACAATGGGAAAACGACAGGCTTATGCTCAAAATGGGAGGTTTGATTGCTGTGGCTAGTGGGGTTTCGTATTTGCTCAACCCAGCAGCGGGGGCGATTGCTTTGGCATCATTTGTGGCGTTTGCTCTTGCCATGACTGCCGACACCATTGTTTATCATTATTTGCGGGATAAAGCATGGGTGATTCGATCAAACGGGTCTAATGTTGCTGGCGCTGCGGTGGACTCCATCACATTCCCAACCATTGCTTTTGGTGGATTGATGCCCGAAATCGTTGCCCTTCAGTTCTGCGCCAAGGTATTTGGCGGCGGCATCTGGTCTTATTGGTTAAAAAAATGAAATGTCCAGAATGCGGAACATGGACAATTGTGAAAGAATCCAGAATATCCACAGGCAACACCCGCAGAAGGCGGTTAGAGTGTGCAAATACCCACAGGTTTTCCACATTGGAGACAATCGTTGTACGCAAAACACCAATACGTAAGGTCAAAAAAGTAGTTGAAATTGGTGGCAAGCCTTAAATGCAAAAACTGTGGGTCTTGGCACATGGTCCAATCGGCGCATACAAACTGGGGCGGCGGCAAGGGCCGTGGGGTCAAAGCTGATGACAATCTAGTGGCTGCGCTGTGCTTAGGCTGTCATTACGCCATCGACCAAGGCAAAGATTTAAGCCGCGAGGAACGTCAAGAAATGTGGCTAAACGCCCATCACAGGACAATTGACAATTTAAAAGACGTATGGCCCAAAGATGTGCCATTTCCGATAGAATGGGATGGCAGTAGCCATTAGGGGGGCTGTGTCCCCCCTCTTTTTTAGGGGTAGCTATGGCAGTTGAAGACAAAGATGTAGCGGATTTCGTAAGTACGCTATTGCACAGCGGTACAGTTGCCCACTTTATGCACCTTGGCACAGATAGCCTCGGGGTGCATCTGGCTACTGGCGACTACTACACCGCAATCATTGACTTGGTAGACCAGTTTGCCGAGGCTTACATGGGGTGTTATGGGAAAAAGATAAAAAACTTTCCCGAGAATTTCCACAATGCCAAAGACCCCATTAAATACTTGGAAAGCCTGTCAAAGTACGTAGATACGAACCGCAAAGCCATGCCTGATGACACTCAATTGCAAAACATCATTGATGAAATTGCCCAATTGATTGACTCAACCCTATTTCGCTTGACGCTGAAATGATCAGAATATTTGCAGGATATGACCCCCGAGAGGCCATTGGCTATCACGTTTTTTGCCAAAGCCTGATTGAAAGATCAACCGATGGGGTGGCTATAACCCCCCTATTTGGCAAGCAAAGGGACGGGACAAACGCCTTTACCTATCAAAGATTCCTGATTCCTTACTTCATGGGGTTTCAAGGACGGGCCATATTCCTAGATGGCGCTGATATGCTGATGCTGGGTGACATTGCCGAACTGGACAAGCTGTATGACCCCACCAAAGCGGTGCAAGTGGTCAAACACGACTACCAGACCAAGCACCCAAGGAAATACATTGGCACACCAATGGAATCGGCAAATCGGGACTATCCGCGCAAAAACTGGTCAAGTTTGATACTTTGGAACTGTGCCCACCCCCGAAACAAGGTGTTGACACCTGAGTTTATTGAGGAAAACAGCGGGGCAGACCTACACCGATTTGGTTGGTTGCCTGATTCACTTATCGGTGAAGTACCAAGAGAATGGAACGTGCTGGTGGGTGAGCAAGACCACTTGAGAATCAAGATTGCCCACTACACGCTGGGAATCCCAGAATTTGAGTTTTATGAAGATTGTGATTATGCTGAGGAATGGAAACGCACCAAAGGCAGAATGATTAACGGCTTAATAAAGATGAAGGAAACACAAGATGCCTAGCACTTCAAAGAAACAAGAGAAATTTATGGCGGCGGCGGCGCATAACCCTAAATTTGCAAAGATGGCGGGTATTCCTGTAAAGGTTGCCAAGGAATACAACAAAGCCGATCAAGCTAAAAAGTCAGTACCAAATGACTACAAATCAAAATAAAGTAGTGGAATCTGAAAAGAAAAGGGGTGGGCGTAAAGCTGGCATCCCAAACAAGGTTACAGCACAGGCTAGAGAGGCCATAGCCGCCTTTGTTGATGGCAACGCATACCGCCTTACCGAGTGGCTAGATGAAGTCGCTAACGGCGATCCTAGTCGAGACATAAAGCCAAACCCCGCAAAGGCGTTTGAACTCTTCCAGAGCGTAGTTGAGTATCACGTGCCCAAGTTGGCAAGGACTGAGGTAACAGGGGCAGATGAAGGCCCGATAGAAATGGTGGTCAAGTGGGCAGCAGAGAAATAATCCTCCCTTACGCGCCCCGTAAGGCGTTTATGCCCTTTCACTTGAGGACAGAACGTTGGTCATGCTTGGTGGCACATAGACGGGCTGGCAAGACAGTAGCCGCCATTAACGACTTGATCAAACGGGCTATAACTGAGGGCAACCGACAAGCCCAGTATGCTTACATAGCCCCGTTTAGAAGTCAGGCCAAACGGGTGGCATGGGATTACATCAAGTATTACGCTGCACCGATAACCAAATCCATTAATGAAAGCGACCTGATGGTGGAACTGGTCAATGGGGCCAAGATCATGCTATTTGGGTCAGATAACGCCGATGCCATGCGGGGTTTGGGGTTTAACGGGGTCTACCTTGACGAATACGGCGACTTCAAACCCTCAGTTTGGGGCAATGTCATACGGCCTACGCTGTCAGACCGATTGGGCTGGGCGGTGTTTGGGGGCACACCCAAGGGTAAAAACCAGTTTCATGACATATACAGGGTCAGTCAGGCAACGCCAGATTGGTTTTTATTGAGACTCCCCGCCTCGGCATCTAAGCTATTGCCGGACACAGAATTAAGAGCCGCCCGAGAGCAATTGAGCCAAGATCAGTATGACCAAGAATATGAATGCTCATTTGATGCCGCCATTCTGGGGGCGTTTTACGGGTTAGAAATGCGCCGGGTGGATGAAGAGAACCGCATCAAAGAATTGCCATTTGAGCCAGAAAGCCCGGTTTACACCGCTTGGGACTTGGGTTACCGCGATGACACGGCTATTTGGTTTTACCAAGTGGTCAGGGGCGAGATCAGGGTTATGGACTACTATGCGGTCAGCGGGGCCAGCATTGAGGAAATCTGCCAAGCCGTGATTGACAAAGGGTATATGTACACCCGGCATTGGTTACCCCATGACGCACGGGCCAAGACCTTGGCAAGCGGTGGAAAGTCAATCATTGAGCAGTTAGCCGAGCATTTGGGCATGAGCAAGCTGGCAATTGTTCCCGAGATTGGGGTGCAAGACGGCATCCAAGCGGTGCGGATGGTGTTACCCCGGTGCTGGTTTGACCCAAGCTGTGATGAAGGGCTAGAGGCGCTGAGACAATATCAGCGGGAATATGATGAGGACAAAAAGGCTTTTCGACAAAATCCCCGTCATGATTGGTGTTCGCACCCCGCAGATGCCTTTAGAATGTTAGCAGTAGCCTATAAAGCCGAGGCTAAAGACGAAAGACCGCCCAAGGGCAAGACCCTGCAAACCATCACACTTGATGAACTGTGGGACTTTGAGACTGAATACAAGCAGGAGCAGAGAATATGAGCCAACCAGTTGCCGAAGTCGGTGCGTACAAAAACATTACCGCCACAGGCGCAGTCACAACAGGCCCATGCCAGTTGCTTGGTTTTTACGTTAACAGCACAACCGCTGGCACTTTAGTGCTGAGAGATGGTGGCGCAAGCGGCACAGTTATGTGCGGCACAATTACTCCGGCAATTGGTTATCACCCATTTCCTGCCAACGTGGGAACTAGCCTACACGCAACCGAAGGCGGCACATTGGATGTGACTTTCTTCTTTGCCAGCGGTAACTAATTATGTACGAAGAAAACGGAGCATATGAGGGCGAAGACCCGGGCCCGTATTGGCATGACCAGATCGAAAAAGCCACCAAGATTTTCGACAAATGGGAAAAGCGCGGTCACAAGGTAGTCAAACGCTATAGGGATGAGCGCGATGCGGTAGAGATGCCAAGGATGAAGTTCAACATCCTTTGGTCAAACATCCAAGTGCTGTTTCCGGCGCTGTATGGCAGACAGGCCAAGCCCGAGGTATCTCGGCGCTATATGGATCAAGACCCCGTGGGCCGTTTGGCCTCAACAATGCTTGAGCGCGTCATGGAGTACGAGGTTACCCAATTTGGGGACTTTGACGCTGCCATGCAAGGCGCGGTGCAAGACCGATTGCTACCGGGACGGGGCACGGCGTGGATACGCTACGAGCCGATCATTACCGGGCCAGAGCCAACAGAGTACATGGGTGAAGTTGAGGCCGATGAAGGCGCAACCATCACAAATGCCGAGGAAATAGAACAGATCGATGCGGCCCACAGCCCTATTGATTACGTCTATTGGTGCGACTTTATCCACAGTCCCGCCCGTACATGGGATGAGGTCTGGT